AGGGCCAGCTTCTGCCGCGTAAAATTCTTTATTTAGGCACCCCACATACAGAGACAAGTATTTACTTAAGGCTGGTGCGTGAGCGCGGCTATAGCTCGCGTTATTGGCCTGCTTGTTATCCGAAAGATCTGGATTGCTATGAGGGCAATCTGGATCCGGTCATTGAAGCGGAAGTCACGAGTGACCCAGGCCTCATTGGAGAGCCGACCGACCCCGAGCGTTTCAGTCACGAAGACATCCTGCAGCGTCAGGCGTCGATGACGAAAGCTAGCTTCGAGCTGCAGTTTCTTCTGAACACTCGGCTCGCAACGCTGGATCGCTTTCCAGTGCGCCTTGGTGATCTGGTGGTGCTGGACATTGACGGAACCGCTCTGCCAGAAACAGTCGTCTGGTCGAACGGGCCCGACTATCGGCTTCAAGATCTTGTGTGCGTTGGGATGGGCGCCGATCGCCATTTCCACAAGCCCGCATTTATCAACGGCTGGGTGGAACGCAAGGAGGCTCGTGTTGTCATGTCGGTTGATCCGGCTGGCCGTGGCCGCGATGAATTGGCCTGGTGTGTTCTCGCTGAATATGGCGGTAACTTCTTCCTTTTGGAATCGGGTGGTTCCACCCTTGGCTACGAAGACACGGTCCTAGAACACCTCGCCAAGACCGCCAAGAAGTGGGATGTGAACTATGTGATCGCTGAGGCGAACATGGGCGATGGCATGTTCACTGCCCTGCTCAAGCCCCACATGCTCCGGCACCATCCGGTGACGATTGAGGAGGTCAAGCACTCCATCAGAAAGGAGCACCGCCTTTGCGACACGCTTGGCCCGATCATTCAGCAGCACAGGCTCTCGGTGTTGTCCCGTGTGCTGAAGCAGGACTATCGCCTGCTCGATGAAGACCCGGAAAACGGCTACTCCCGGTCATTGGCATGGCAGCTCAGTCGCCTCACTGCAGAGAAGGGCTGCCTGGATCACGACGACCGCGCTGATGCACTCGCCATTGCGCTGGCCTACTTCGTTGAAGCCGCGGCCCAGGACCAGATGCGCACGCAGGTTGAGCGTCAGCTGCAAATGCAGAACGAAGACATGGAAGCTTGGATGTCAGAACAGGAGGGCGCCATTGATTCCCTCGCGCTGGGATGGCGCCCCAACCTGTCCAACCATGGTGCTTATGGCGGGGTTACACAGCTTTCTGTATAGGCACGACCTTGTCGCTCATTTCGCTGAAGTCGAGTTTGCCAGCCAGCTTCTTCAGGGTTGAGCCCTCAGCTGCCACAGCGGTGACATTGCTGTTCTTCAGCAGTGCCATCGCTTCTTGCCGTGCCTTGCGATCACCGTTTTGGAGATCTTCCAGCACCTGTTCAATTACAAGGCTGTGGATCTGACTCAGCTTTTCGAGGTCGTCACTCATGCTGTTACTGGGCTTCTGAACCCAAGCTAGATAAAGTTCTTATATCTACGATCCCGCAGAGTGCCCTACTTGCCACCTATCGATGAGAGGCTTGTGGCAGCACTCGCTGCTGAGTTCCCCGATGTTGCCCCGGACATCAACCTGAGCGATCGGGAAATCATGTGGCGTGCGGGTCAGGTGTCTGTCGTGCGGTGGCTCGTCACCAAGCTGGCGGAACAACAAGAGGATCTGCTTACCACCATGGAACTGGGAGGCCACAACTGATGTGCATGGGTGGTGGTGGCAGCAGCCCAGCGACGATCACGATGCCGGATACCTCGGCATACGACCGTCAGTTTCAGATGCAGAAGGCTGCGATTGATTCGCAGATGAATAACAGCTCAATGCTGATGCAGAACCAGCTGCAGAACGCATTGCAAGAGCAGAACCTGCTGAGGCAGGAGATTGCTGACGCCAAGGTTCTGCAGGCCGACAACCAGAAGGCGTTGGAGGAAGAGGCACGTCGGATGTCCGTTCTGGTGGGGGCACCGCCACCGGAGCCCACCGCCACGGCGCCAGAAATTGGCACCCGTGACCGCAACATCAAGACTCGCAAAGGCAAGTCGGCATTGCGCATCGGTCGCACTCAAGCGACTTCCTCTGGTCAGGGCACTGGCCTCAACATCACCTAGGAGCAGAACCATGTGTTTCGGTGGCAGCCAGCCCCAAGCGCCAGAAGTCAAATACGTCGGCCCGTCGGATGACGATATCCGGCGCAATGAGCAGGCGTTGGCCGATTATCAGGCTGAGATCGCTTCTCAACAGAGCACGTTCCAGACGCAGCTGCAAAAGCAGATCAACGACGCAAACCAAAAGACTGAAGCCTTGAGAGCTGAATACGCAGACGATCTAGCCGCTGCTCAATCGGCTGGTGCTGCTGGTGTCGCTGACGCTGAGGCCGCTGGTGCTGCCGCGTTGTCGGAGGCCGGAGCAAGTGCCTTGGCACAGCAGGTCGGGGCGTATCAAGTGACCGCGACGCAGTCAGATCCTGTTCAGGCTCAGACCACAGCGGCTATTGAGAACAAGAAGAAGCCGAAGAAAGACTTGAAGATCAGCACCGCTGGTGCAGCAAACACTGCCGGTAGCGGCATCAACCTGGGGATCTGATCATGTGCAGCGGTGGTGACGACGGCAAGGCAAAGCGCAAGGCTGAGAAGAAGCAGCGCCAATTGAACAAGGACGCCGAGCGCAAGCAGCGGCGCCTAGATCAGCTTGCTGCGGAGCGGACTGCTTTGGCAGCACAGCAGCGGGAGCGGCAGGCGCAGCTTCAGATTCAAGCGTCTGAAGCGAGAGCCGCCCAAGGCGCGCAGGTTGAGCGTTTGAAGTACGAGCAATCGCAGCGACTTAAGGCTTTGGGTGCAGAGAACCGCGTCAAAAGGCGGGAGATCGAGCAGCAAACCGCCAAGCAGGTGGCAGGCATTGAGCGTGCTGGTGGAGCAGCAGCAACCTCGCTGCGAATCCTTGGGCAGGTTCAGCCCATGGCTCCGACCGCCGTGCAAACGCCGAAGAAAGACCGGACTAGGGGCGCCAGCTCAACTGCTGCAAACGTCGCCCGTGGATCTGCATCAACTCGCGGCACCAACCTTTCAATCTGATGAGAAAAACAGCAGCGCAACGCTACGAAGACCTGCAATCCGACAGGGACTATTACCTGAGCAGGGGCCGAGCTTGCGCTCGGCTGACTATTCCGTATCTGATCCCAACCAGTTCGGAGCCAGTTCCTGACACCAAGGAGACCTATCCGGTGCCATGGAATGGCATTGGTGCTCGGGGCTGCCTGAACCTGGCCAGCCGAATGCTTCTTGCGTTGCTGCCCCCGACGCAGCAGTTCTTTCGCTTCTCATTGGACGAAGCGGAGCTGAATGCTCAGGGTGTCTCCCCCGAGGAGAAGTCGAACATGGAAGCGGCGCTCAGCCAGATCGAGCGTCAGGTGCTGCGCGAGATCGAGGCAAGCAATGACCGCGTGGTTTTCCATGAGGCATTGATGCACTTGGTGGTGGGTGGCAATGCGCTGCTCTACATCGCGCCTGAAGGTTTGCGGTGTTTCCACCTGAACCGCTACGTCTGCCAGCGGGATCCGATGGGCAACCCATTGGAGGTGATTACTTGCGAACAGCTCGCAATTGAGACCCTGCCGAAGAAGGTGCAGGAGATGATCCGGGGTCAGGACGACGATGACGACATCACCAGCGGGCTGGTCGACGACATTGCTCAGCCTGTGCCTCGTCGCGATTCAGGCGACACCGTTCGGATCTACACCTACGTCACTTGGGAAAGGAATAGCCAGGGCAAGAAGGGTGTCGTCAAATGGCACCAGGAAGTCAATAACAAGATCATTCCCGGCACTGAAGGTCGCGCCCCTGAAGAGGTGAGCCCTTGGTTGCCATTGCGCATGACGCGCAGCGACGGCCAGCAGTACGGCATCAGTTATGTCGAAGCTGCAGCATTGGCGGATCTCCAGACCGTTGAAGCGCTGTGTCAGGCCATTGCTGAAGGGAGTTTGGCGAGCAGCAAAGTGCTGTTCCTGGTCAAGCCATCGGGTGTTACCAAGGCAGCCAACCTGGCCAATGCTCCCAACGGTTCATTCGTGACGGGAGATCCGAATGATGTGATGGCTCTGCAAGTGCAGAAATCGACGGATCTGCAGGTTGCAATGCAAGGCAAGCAGCAGATAGAAGCCAGGCTGGCGCAGGCTTTCATGCTTGCCGACGTGAGAGATAGTGAGCGCACCACTGCCGAAGAAGTCCGCCTGCAGGCATTGCAGATCGAGAACTCACTTGGCTCTATTTACAGCATCCTGACCACCGAATTTCAGGTGCCGTATGTCGCCCGTAAGCTCGATATTCTGCAGCGTGAGAAGAAGGTTCCGAAGCTGCCAAGGGAGTTGGTCAAGCCTGTGATGACTGTTGGCCTAGCTGCAGTTGGCCGTGGAAATGATCTTGAACAGTTGGTTAGGTTTACGACAACGCTGGGCCAAACAATGGGGCCAGAAGGTATGCAGGCTTATCTGAAACCATCTGAACTCATTAAGCGTTTGGCTTATTCCATGGGTATCGACACCGTTGGCCTAATCAAGACCGACGAGGAGTTGGCCCAGGAAGCGCAGGCTGCTCAGCAGGCAGCGCAACAGCAGCAGCTACTTCAATCGAAGTTGGCTGATCCCAAGAACCTGGCGGACGCTGCGCAGACCGCTCAGGAAATCCAAAACCCACCACCTGAACAGCAACCCGAATGAGCCCCGAAATCGCTGGCGCCGTCGAGAACTCCCCTCAGCCCTGGTTTGAGGGCACTCAATCCGACACCTCCCCTCAGCTGACGCAGGCAGAAACCGAGAAGGGCGGCATGGTCGCCCCTGGACAGGAGAACCTTGTTGACGAGTTCGCCCGTGAGCAGGAAAAGGCCCAGGAGGAGGAGGCGATCCTTGGCAAGTTCAAGAGCCCTCATGAGCTGGCGAAGGCTTATGCGGAACTCCAGCGCAAGATGGGCCAGCAGTCTGGACAGAAGCCCGATGACAGCCCTGCTGTCGACGACGCTCCTGCTGAGACTGCTGGTGAGGGCTACTCCGCTGAGCAGGCTGCTGAGGTCTACGGCAAGGAAGCTGTTGAGAACCTGGCCAGCAAGGGCCTGAACTTGGCTGACCTGATGTGGAAGGCCGATAGCGGTGAGGACATCAGCGAGCACTACGGCACCTTGGCTGAGACGTTCAACGTCCCCGAGACTGTTGTTCGCAATTACGTGGGAAAGGCTCAGGGTGCCCCGTCAGATGGCGGAGGGCTTAGTGATGCCGATGCCACTGCGATCCTCGAATCTGTCGGCGGTCAGGATCAGTTCAATGCCTTGAGCGGTTGGGCCAAGTCCAACCTGAACCAGGACGAACTGGCCAGCTACAACGCTGCTGTCGACTCCGGCAACAAGGACGCGATCACTTGGGCGTTGAAGGCAATGCAGGCCCGTCAGGGTTCAAATGATGCTGTCGTCGAGCCACAGCTCTACGGGGGCGGAACACCAACAGACAACACCATGCGGTTTGAAAGCCAGCAGCAAGTTCTCGATGCGATGAACAAGCGCAATGACCGTGGTCAGCGTTTGTATGACATTGACGAGGCCTATCGGAACAAGGTGCAGATGGTGTTGGCCGCATCGGATGTCTTCTAATAAGCTTTAGTCAAGACACTTCAGAGCACCAGGCCCTTCAAGGAGGACAACCTGAGAAAGCGAGCGAGTCAGTCTTAACCGACCAACTAACTCTTTTCACTCAAAACAATGGCTACTCCTCCTGATGTAGCGCTCCAACGGCTTGGCCAAATTAAAGGCGATGCCGCGACTTGGGGCGCTGGCCCTGCTGGTCTTGATAAAGACCGCGCCATGTTCCTTCGCCTCGGAAGTGCCGAGGTGCTGGATGCCTTCATGACCAATTGCGTGTTCAAGGGCAAGACCCGTGAGCGCAATATCCGTGGAGGGCGCTCTGTTTCCTTCCCGATTACCGGCAAAATGGCTGCCCGGTATCACCAGCCTGGCACTCAAATTCTTGGTCAAGGAAACGATCCTTCTGACCTGAACCAGCGTGTGATCGAACTCGACGCCCTGATGGTTGCTGATGCAGCGATCTATCAGGTCGACGAGCTGATGAACTACTACGACATTCGTCAGATCTACACCAAGGAATTGGGCCGCTCGCTTGCATACGAATATGACAAGCGTGTCGCCCGCATGATCTGGGCTGCTGCTAACAACAGCACCGAGCCTCTGGCCAAGAATGGTGGCGCCAAGCCTCTTGGCCCTGCTGACAACACCGGTCGCGTCGGTAAGGTCATCGACCTTGGTTCCGATAAGGCGACCTTCGACGCCAAGACCCGTCAGGCTCGTGGTGATGAGCTGGTCGAGGCCATCTTCTCTGCTCGCGTTGCGTTTGAAGAGAAGGACGTGCCGATTGACAACATGTATGCCGTCTTCTCCCCAGACGACTACTACTCAATCACCCAATCCTCCCGCGCTATCAACGTGGACTTCAACGGTGGCGGTGGTGCTAACGGCACGATTGCAACCGGTGAAACTGCACGAATTGCTGGCATTCCTCTTTACTCCAGCAATCATGTTGTTCAGCCTGCCTACACCCTGGTGGCTGGTGATTACAACACCGATTACGCGCAGGATCTGTCCAAGTGCCGCGGCCTGATCTTCCACCGCGATGCTGTTGGTGTCGTGTCACTGCTGAGCCCCTCTCTGCAGATGACTGGATCCGAATTCCGGGTTCAGTACCAATCAGACCTTCTGGTCGCTCGCCAGGCACTGGGTATGGGACAGCTCCGTGCTGAGTGTGCCTGTGCAATCAAAACCACCTGAGCTAGCTTCAGGTTGCCTAGAGAACACGGGGCGGGGGGTCAGCTACGGCTGGCCCCTTTTTTCGTGCTCCGACAGAATGTGGTCATCGTTCCCGTAGATGAAAGATGGGCCTAGCGCAAATGACAAAGGCCCAGGGCCGAACCACGCTTCTGGATGCCGTCAACGTTTGCCTGGAGAACATCGGGGAGCAGCCGGTCGACAACCTCGACAACCAGCAGATCCAAGACGCACGGATTGCTGAGCGCACTCTGCTGGAGATCCACAAGGAAGGTCAGACCAAGGGCTGGAGTTGGAATACGGAATACGCCTATCCATTCCAGAAGAACAGCACGACGAACGAGATCGAGGTGCCGCAGCAGGTCGTTGAGTTCAGCGTCAACCGCTATTCGTACAACGGTCGTTTTCAGCTGCGCGGCACGAAGGTTTACGACCTGCTGAATCGCACCTTCCGGCTGGATTCCACGATCACCGAGCTGAAGGCTGATGTGATCTGGCTGTTGCCATGGGATGAAGTGCCGGAGGCGTACAACCGCTGGGTCACGGTCAGGGCTGCTCGGATCTTCTCTGATCGCAGCTTGGGATCTGAAGCGCTGTTCAAATACACGATGAAGGATGAGCAGGACGCGAAGGCTGAGCTTGAGCGTGTGGAGCTGCAGCAGGAAGCTCCGAACATGCTGACTGGCGCTTACGCCTTCCCCACTTACCAGCCCAACACTGGGCTGATGAACCGTCGTGTGGCTAACGGCTACAGCATTTTCTGATGAAGAACGTCGCCTTCACGATCCCCAACCTGATTCAAGGGGTGAGCCAACAACCTGATGCGCAGCGGGATCCCAGTCAGGGGGAGATCCAGATCAATGCGGTGTCGTCCATCGCTGAAGGACTGCGCAAGCGGGACTCGACGCGGACGCTGGCGAAGGTCAGCACCAGCAGCTTTGGTGATGCGTTCTTTCACACGATCCTTCGGGATCAGCTGGAGGAGTACATCGCCGTCATCACAAAAACTGCGATCAGGGTTTTTGACCTGGACGGTGCAGAGCAGACCGTCACTGCCGACACGAATGCCTACGACTACCTGAGCAGCATCACTGATGCCAGGCAGCAGGTCCGGGCGGTGACGATTGCTGACTTCACTTTCGTCACCAACACGCTGACGGCGACGGCGATGGATACGGCAACAGCGCCGGTCAACTCTCGCCCTCCGCATGAGTGCTTGGTCTGGGTGAAGCAAGCCGCCTACGGCAACGAATACGTCGTCAACGTCAACGGCTTTGAAGCGACAGTGCAGACCCCTGTGGCGGCAGTCGTCACCAGTGGCAGCACGGTGACCGAAAACCGGATCAGCTCTGAGGACATCGCGGAGAACCTGAAGAACGGGCTGATCAGTGCTGGCCTGACTGGTTACACGATTGAGCGTTCGGGATCTGTTCTTTGGATATGGGGCACCAGTGCGATCACGGTGTCAGCGACTGACGCCAAAGCCAACGCAACTTTGACCGCCATCCTCAGCGAGGTCCAGGCATTCACAGAGTTGCCGACCATTGCCCCTGAGGGCTATCAGGTGCAGATCAGCGGTGATCCCGGCACCAACTTTGACAACTATCACGTCGAATTTGAACCTCGTAGCGGCACCTTTGGTGAAGGTGCTTGGGCCGAGACCGTCGCTCCTGGCGTCGAATACAAGCTCGATGCCGACACCATGCCGCATGTGCTGATCCGTAAGTCGGACGGCACCTTCTGGTTTGGTGCAGTCAAAGGCCAAACGGTGGCAGGGATCCCTGGCGATGTGCCCACTTGGGGTGAGCGTGTCGCTGGTGATTACGACACCGCGCCCGACCCATCGTTTGTTGGCTATGCGATTAACGACATCTTTATCTACAAGAACCGGCTCGGATTCTTGGCTGACGAGAACGTTGTGCTCAGCCGAGTTCGAGAGTTTTTTGAGTTCTTCCCGGAGACGGTCACAACAGTCTTGGATACTGATCCTATTGATGTTGTGGCTAGCAAT